GCAAGCACCATATGAGTCAATTACGGAAGAGCAATATAACGAGCTAGTGAAGGCAATGCCAGAGACAGTGAGCTGGGATTTGAATGAAGCTAGTGACGTGACAGAAGGCTCTCAAGAGCTAGCGTGTGTAGGAAATTCCTGTGAAATTGTCTAGGGTGTGTACTAAGTGTGGGGCTGAAAAGCCTCACTCTTCTTTCCATAAACATAAGGGCTGTAAAGATGGGATTAATTCTGTATGTAAGGAGTGCAGAAAACCATTAAGCAAAAAGTCATGGTCTTCAAAAACAACAGAGTATAAAATCTGGAGTAGAGCTAAGTCGAGAGCACAATTAAAAGGCTTAGATTTTGATCTAGAGGTTGAAGATATTGTAGTGCCAGACTACTGTCCTGTTTTTAAAACACCAATGGATATACCATCAATAGATAGACATGACCCCAACAAAGGCTATACCAAGGACAATATTGTTATCATGTCTAACAGGGCTAATGTTCTAAAAAACGATGGAACTATTGAGGAGTTTGAGAAACTTTTGGAATACTTAAAAGATGGGGGCAATTAAGCCCCCTTTTTTTATTGCTTAGACGCTTCTGCTTGCTTAGAAGCTTCTTCTATTTCAGCTTGGTCTTCTTCTGGAAGACTTCTAAGTATATCCCATATTAAGTTACCACCAGCGGTTGCGAGAGCATCTTTAGACTTAAACGCTCTTTTGTTAAAGGCTAACATCTTGTTTACAAGTTTAGGATTTGTTGCCATCTTAGAAAAAAGTACAGGAGTAAGCAAAACAGCACCAGCCGCTAAACCACCTCCTGCAACACCTGCCGAGGCAGTTCCAGCAATGGCAGTACCCACACCAAACAGTGCCGTATACTCTTTGTTTCTAAGCACCAGCTCTCCGATGTTACTGCTGGGTTTTTCTGAAGCCTCCTTCATTAAGTTAGCAAGCTGTTTAACGTGAGCATAGTCTTCACCTAAGATTGCCTTCAGCTTTCTACTCTTATTTGGATTGTTAAAGTTATTAACAAAGGTTCTATACTTACTTATTGCAAACTCATCTCCCAAGTCAGGGAAAGCGTTCTTTAAATAAGCCTCTCTAATAGCGCCTTTAGCTTCTTTGGCAGACTTAAATGGAAGGTTTTTTGCTCCTGCTTTACCTGCCAACTCATATGCCTTGTCAATACTGCTTAGAAACTTTCTAGTGCTGTCTAGGTTCCCATTACCTAGTAGCATCCTTCCTAGAGATCCAAAGTCTTCTTTAGTTGCTCTCTTAATAAAGTTTGCATTTATTTCAGGTAGAAGCCCTGACAAAGATTTAGAATACTGTTTTTGCAGAGCAGAGTATTTAAGGGCTGTTTGAGGGTCTACTGTTTTAAGAGTATTTGTAAGAGCTTCTCTTAAAGAAGAGGACAGCCCAGCTAACTCGCGCTCTGCTGTTCCATTGTAAACACCTGAATTTAAGTCACCAAGCTTAGAAATGTCATTACCAATCTTCTTAAAGAAGTCTATCATAGTAGCCCCCTTTACAGATTTAACGTCTCCAAGTGACTTCAAGAAGTCTTCAGTTAGTTTTATAGTGTCCTTGTCGAGCATGACACCAAGCTCTGTTTCGTTTTGTTTCAGGAATTTCTTTAGGGCTACTTTAACAATACCAGTGGGTACTGTTTTGTTGCCTAGCTTTTGCTGAACTTCTGTCAAGCCCTTTGAATATATGTCCTGCATTGAGGCTTTACCAGCCTTTATTACCTGATACAGTCCTTCACCTAATGCACTATTATCTGTCAGGCCCATACCGTAACGATTGATAATATCATTTAAGCTGTCGCTTACAACTTGGTTTACTCTTTGAGCATTATCTTCCATAACCTTAGAAGATATAATACCAACCTCACCCAGTCTTTGTCTGAATATGTCAAAGCCTGAAGCTTTGTTAGTCTGATAAGGAAGAAGCGTAGCTCCTTTTTCTGTTAAGATTTTCTGTGAGGCGCGTAAAGACTCTTGAGACCCTGCTTCACCACCTTCTTTGGCAACTTTTATTAAGTCCTCTGCCACCTTCAAAGTAGGAATTCCTAGTTTTCTTTTTGCCACAACAAAAGCAGGGCTTAGTTTTTTACCTAAACCAAACGTAGCTAAGTCAAAACCAGCAGATATTAACGCTTCCTCTACAGCCTCAGCATAGTCTAAGTCTTCTCCCTGAAAGTAATCAGACAACAAAGAACCACCACCAGAACCAAAAGCGCCCCCTGCGACAGTTCCGACAAACATCCCCAGAGGACCAAAAGGCGCTCCTGCCATAGCTCCAGCTACAGAGCCTCCTAAGCCAGCAGGTATCTCCATATTTTCTTTTAAGAAGTCTTTAACATCTATGTACCAAGGCAGGTCTTCTTTTATGTTTTCTTTTTCTGTTATAGACATCTTTGGAGTAACTCCAAAGTCTTCCTCTGTAGCCAGTCCATTCTTTATGGCTTTCTGTTTGATTAGATCTTTGGAAGTGCCTACAGGAACACCTTCAATTATAGCACCGTTAGGTAATGTAATATTTTCAGTTTCCATTAAAGCACCTATTCTAGTTCAGACCACTGTCGATTTTTTCCACCTGTAGAACCAGTATCGTCTTCAGGGAAGAATTGTTTTGCTTTTTTAATGTAATCATCATAGTTTTCTGCATCTAGAGCGAGTCTTGCGAGTCTATAGGCTTTATCTGTTTCATACTTTAGTCTCTTTAAGATGCCAACGTTTCCTGCATTTCCTTTTTTAAGTCCTGCGTGTATCTCTTTAATAGCGTCTCTTTCACTGTCACTAATAACACCACCAAACAGAGGCTTCAATCGAGCATACATTGTGTTACCTAGTATAAGCTCAAACTCAGCCTTGTCAGCAGGTACTTCACCTAAGAACTTCTCAATAGCCGTTCCTGCTACGTTGAGTGGACCACCTGTCTCGACAAGCTCTGCTAACTTTATAGCATCTTTTATAGTATCTCTTTCATTTTGTAAAGTACCCACGTTATTTACAGCATTCAGCTTAATCTTAGAAAACTCTTTATTTGCCGCCTCGGTTGTAGAGAGATTGCTTTCTTCTAGAGCTGTTAAGCCCTGTTTATCAACTAAGGTCAGTTTTTTATCTCCAGCATACTCAGGAGCATTTCCTACAGCTTCGTATTCTAATTCTGTTTTGCCTGTTTTCCTGTTTAAAACACGAGTAGCTACATAGTAGTTATCTTCATCGTCTTTCCACGTACCAGCCTTTACTCCTGTCGAGGTTCCATCTTTGTCTGTCTCAGCCAGTATTTCAAGACCTTTTTTACGAGCCTCCTCATCTCCTCCAACTACTTGAGAAGCTAAACCTTCAAAGCCTTTGGCACGTAGCTGTTTAGCCATTGACTCTCTTAAAGTCTCAGTAAGCTTTCGCTCGTTTTTCATATTAAGAGAATCTAGCTCAAATGAGTCAAGCTTGGCCATATCAGTCTTTTTCTTCTCTTCAGCCGCAGTTAGTATCTGTATTGCTCGTGCAGGATCACTTTGCATCAGAGCCTTAGACATCTGCAACATACCTTCGTAGCTAGAAGGGTCTTTGATGGCGCTGAGGCTTTGTGTTAATTGTTCTTTTTCCTTTACAGCAGGGCTTCGCATGTCAGCACCTAACAGACCTCCTAAGCCCATACCAAACTGCTGTAGTAACGGATTAGTTACTCCAGCGGCTTGCATGGTGTTACGTTGACGAGGATCAGCAGGAATATCTCCGCCGCCTTGTCCAAAGTTCTGTAGCCCTGATAAGAGACCACTTGAAAATCCTAATGCCATTATAGTCTCTCCTATTAAAACAAGTCTTTAATTGCGTCCCAAAGACCACTAACCGTAGTGCCATTTAAAGCACCACCTTGGCCGTTAACACCCCCTAAACCAGCGGCTAGGGAGGCTACGCCTTGAGCACCTAAGTTAGCTCTACCAAGCTGTGCTTGTAACTGAGCATCAAGACCAGACATTTGAGCTTCTGCTTGCAACTGTGCCGCTTGTCTGCGAGCAAGGTCAGCAAGGTTAGCCGTACTTATACCCTGCTGGAAGGTGTTAAGAAGAGCCGCTTGAGGAGCGTATGCACCAGCTAACATACCCTGACCCATGTTAGCGTATTGCTGTTGTTCTGCTACAGCTTGCTGTCGAGCCTGTAGAGACAGGTTGTTTAACTGCTCTTGCTGTGCAGTAGCCATTGCCATCATCTCTGGCGTAGCGCCTCCATAGGCGGCTGAGGAGGTTCCTAAGCGACCTTGTGCGGCTAGACGTTGCTCCGTAGCTAAACGCTCACGTTCTCTTGTGGGGTCTGCTATAGCCTGTAGACGGTTAAAGATGTCTTGTTCAGTCTGTGCAATAGGCGCTTGAGCTTGTTGATAGTATTGACTAGCTCCACCAAAGAGCATGTTCTGTAATGCTTGCTCTTGAGGTGACAGGTTAAAAGCTGTGCTACCGTCTGCTTGAGTTTGAGCACCAGCACCTGTAGAGCTAGTAACGGTGAATGGTACAAAACGAGTACCTTCTGCCGCTTGTTGTCCTATCTGGTTAGCGCCTTCTCTTGCTGAAGTACCAAAGGCTTTCAATTGGTCTAGTAGTTGGTTGTAGCCAGCACCTGTAATAGCTGTGTTAGCAAGCGTACCTAAGTCCATACCACCTACTGCATTACCTATACCGCCCAACAGATTACTAAGGAAGCCTCCAGAGCTAGAGCTAGAAGGAGGATTGTTCATCAGACCAGTAGTAACAGCTTGATTGATATCAAAAGGCTGTGTAGACGCAATAGAGCTATCGTAGGGCGTAGAAATATCGCCAAACTGTAAGTTATCTAAGCTTGGTGTTGGAGTACCATAAGGCTGTATATTCAATTCAATAGCCATTAGTAGCTTCCTCCCTCAATAGTGCCATTAAGGGTTCCTGACACAGTAACAGTCCCAGTAAACGTGGGAGATTCTTTATCTGCTTTACTATTTACAGCCGTCTGTACGTTAGTAAACTCAGTGTTTATTTCAGCCCCTCTCACGAGCTTATTAGCATCCCCTGTTGGTAGTGAATCCTTAGCCGCGAAGTTGACTAATTTAGTGTAATTGCTCATTAAATCATCCTTCCTAGTAATGCTTGAATATTGAACTCCTGAAGAGAAAAGGCTTGTGCGTTAAGATCTACCTCAATGCCTACTGTAACAAGTGTACCATTACCTGTAGCATTGATAGCCTTCTTTACAATTTGAAGATTAGAAGTGCTGTACTCGTCCACACCATACTCAGCTTCTCCGTAGTACGCAGGAGTTGAAGCAGCAATCTGTATAAAATCAGTAGAATAATCTGCTATAAAATCATATCCCCACTTAACCTTAACAGTTGTTTCGCTTCCAGTAATAACTGTAGGTATTATTTTCTTTAGCATTTTTAGTCTTGACGAGTCGCCAAAAGACAGAGGGTTGCTGAAGTATCTCAGGGTGTACTCTTCATCGTTGTCTAGGTAACCAGCGTATTCACCAATGCCTGTAGTGTTACCTACGAGTAATGTTCCATCTGACTTGCGAACAAAAGACAGGAAAGGTGAAGTAGGCCACCGAGTAACTCTGTGACTACCGTCTTCTAATGGGCCTCTCATGTCAAAGCAGAACGTTACTGACTGTGATGGGATACTGATTACATAGAAAGCGTTCTCAGGAGAGAAGACACTCTTGACCCCTCCGTCCCTTGTCTCTACCAGCGCCATGAAGTCGTTACGCACGTTTCTGCTTATGTCACGTAATGGCATAGACTTCTGCTGTACAATGCGTGAGAAGCTCTGTAAGCCCACGTGAGACAGGAACACGAGATCATCACCAGTATTCTGTATACTGTCGCGTTCAATACAACCAACACCAGCTAGGGTGTCAGCAATCTGCATAGTGGCTGGAACTTCAGCGCCACTGTACACGACAATAGAATGCTTGCCAAAGATGATTAAGAAGCCGTTGTGTGCGGCTAGTCCTATAATCTCATCATAGCCGTCAGGCCACACCTTAGCGATGTTGATAGAGCCTGATGAGCCACCACTCCAAGCAACACCAATCAACAGATCAGACCAGTATACAACCTGCTCGTCACAGACCCACAAGCGCCCATAAGCCGCCAGAGCCTCGTTAGAGCTAGGAGGAGTTCCTACATTGTCTGGATGATCTACAATCTCTAGCAGACCGTTGGTGTTGTCGTACACTAGAGGGCTTTGGCCTTGTTGGAAGAAGTACATCTTGTTGTTGAAGTTGACCATCTTCCAGTTGTCATCTGAGATTGTATAAGAAACAGGAGTTTCATCTACCAGTGTAGTAGTGCCGCTCATGATCTTATTGTTACCAGCACTGAAGATCTTCTCGTTGCCACCGCTATCTTCAAAGTACCCCATTGAAACAATAGCCGCCCCTGCTAGAGGCGTGTCTGTTTCTGTGATAAGGCTAAAACCCTTACGAGCGCCTATACGACCATATTGGTCAATTACACAGTTGTCAGCTACAGCGGCAAACGAGGGATCAGAAGCAATAGGAGAATCCTGAGTGTTCAGTCCCTTGAACGCTGGAGCTGTTATGCTTATGTTCTGTAATTGCTGAGGCATAGATTATACCGCTTGATATATGGTTTCTTCAGGGTGCTTTGAAGCATCCAAAGCAATGGCATCGCTCAACATATTCTTAGCCACTGAGAAGAGTTCTGCCGCACTCTGACCACCTGCCTCACCTCTCTCTGCAACAGCCATTGCCGTAGCTAAGTGAATGATAGGTAGTGAAGGGATTAAAACAGAGTCTGCATCTGCTTCCAGTTCTGGTGTACGCAAGACAGAGTTAAAGCGTAAAGAGTAAACACCGTCAGGGATAGGAGATAAATCAATTAGAGTGTCTCCGTTACCGTTGATACCGTTGAAGCTGTAGTACATTGGAGAGCCTGTAGCTGGCTCGTCTACTAGGAAGGTTTTGTTAAACCAGTGTGCGTCACGATACTTCATAAAGAAGTTTGAAGTGTCATTCACTACATCTAAAAGGTGGATACGGTTACCACTGCCTGTTAGAGCGTAGTTAAATACATCAGAAGAGGTTGTAACAGTAAGCGTAGTACGTAAGGCAGACCAGTTCCAAGCGTCCTCCACAATGCCTTTAGCGTCATTAACAAACTCACCTATTAAAGCTGAATACTTATTCTGCTCGACAGTAGCTACCGTATCTTCTCGCATCCTTTTTAGGACTTTATTTACAATTTGTAAGTATGTCATGCTTATGCTTTTCCTGCTAGTAGTTGAGCGAGGTAGTCTTGTTGTTGCCCTTGTGGTACTGCTGATGTCAATAGTTGTGGATTAAAGTTTAAACCTTTACCTACGTACTTAGACGCTAACTGCCCACCACCTACTGAGCCTCCTAACATACCTCCAGAGCCTCCTCCACCTAAGTTGAGTTCTCCCATGTCAGGCATGTTGAAGTCAAAGTCAGGGTGTGGAATGTCTATATCTTTTAATGCTTCGCGTGTAGGCTGAACAATTTTATCGTCAATAGACCGTCCTGCACTTTCTATGCCTTCTTTAACAGGCTCTAAAACTTTGTTGTCAACCTCTCTACCAAAATCACGTATAGTTTGAACTATTTTTGAGTTTTTAACTGAATCAAAGAAAACTAAACCATCAAAGTCAGGCAGATCAAAGTCAATGTCAGGTAGATCAATACCTAAGTCAGGGAAAGATCCCCCAGCTTTAGCGTATTCAACAACAGCAGATCTTAAAGCCGCTTCAGGGTCTTTACCTTCTAACATCTTAACAGCAAACTTGTTGACACCAACCGCTAAGTCATCAGCATTCATGCCTAAGATTTCACCAGAACCTGCTAATCCAGATAACTTATTTGCTGTCCAGTCTTTCAAGCTAAAACCTGCTTCATCAAGACCAATCAAGACAGCGCCTACGTAGTCTTTGTTAGCGATAGCATCAGCGGCTCTTGCTGTGTTCTGTATCGTGCTCATTAGCTCAAACTGAGAAGTAGCTGTAGAAGCCTGTGCAGTTAAGTCAGCCGCTTTAGCCACGTCTCCAGCCGCCGTAGCCGCCTCTGCCGCTTTTCCTAGCTCAGCCGCAGTAGTCTGTAATCCTTTAACATAACCACCAGCGGCTCCTAAGACACCAGCCTTAAACACATCAGACCCTCTAGCACCTCCTAGAGCCGCTGTAGAGGCAGATACTAGACCTTGACCTATTGCACTAGCAGTTGCTCCAGAGGCTCCAAACATGCCTCCTAGAGCCGCAGGAACACCAGTAAATGACAGGGCTATACCAGCAATGGCAGGTAAGTAGTCTTTGAACTTAGCGTCCTTAACTTCTAATGTTCTGATCTCTTGACCAGCAATAGGATCATAGATGTAGGTGGAGCCGTCTTTAGTAGATCTGTAGAGATCAACCCCAAAGTTATTGTACAAAGCCGCAACCATTGGGTCGTGGGTGTAAGCGTACTCAAGAGCGTCTGTGTAGTTCAGTCCTTGAGTTGCTTGAATGTACGGAATAGAGCGCTGAAGGATAGGCTCAACAAGAGACTGGAACTGTGCCATGTTCTCTGTAGTTGTGCCGTACTTGTGAGCGTTCTTGTAGTTAGCTCCCTCATTCACTGTAGGAGCTATGTCAAAGCCGTAGTATTCTGACAGAGCCGCTACAGGGTCTTCAGCAGAAGAAAGGAGGTTGTATGCGTTCTGAACAGAGTCTCCTGTTATGGTAGAGTCAGGATTATCATATACAGCAAAGTTGTCTGACA